TGGCGGGATAAATCCGGCGGTCTGTTGTTCGGGTGATGCTGCGCCGGGTGACCTCAAACGACAGCCCGGCGGGTTACCCATACCGGAAAAAATGTCAGGCCAACGTAAAATGACCCACAACGGGCGCGATAGTACCCGGCTGCAGGGCAGTCAATGCTTGTTGCAAAACTGGTGGATTTGTCCAGCGACCATCTCGCCGAGCTTTTGAGCCAAAATAGGGTTGCTAGGGCCACCGGGGGTGTACCCGTACTTGTATGCAACCCCGGCATATTTTTTGTATTTTTTTATTTTTTGTATGGATAAGTGGGCATGACCCGTCATACAGCCCCGGCATGCTATGTCAGCATGACCCCCAGTGTAGAACTGAGGGGATATATCCCGGCGGGTACTAGACCCAGTCTACATACGGATGTTCTGTTTGTCAAGTATTTTGTTTTTTCTGTTGACAATCAGTGTTACTAGCTCTAATATTGTATCGTGGGTCGTTTCATACACGGTATATTCCCACAAATCTGTGCAATTACGCCTGTAACCACGGTGAATAAGGCTGATTGAGACGCCCACACCCTCTTTTTTACATAAAAAACAATGAATCTGCTTCCAAAACAGTACAAAGAGCGGGTATTGACCCCTCAACAGAGCCAGTTTCTTGAACTTTTGTTTGAAAACGGTGGAAATGTAACCCAAGCTGCCGTAGATGCGGGGTATTCCCGTGGTTCTGCCCAGTGGCTCAAGCAAACATTGGCAGATGAGATCATTGAACGCACAAAAAGCATACTTTCAGTAAATGCAATAAAGGCAGCAAACCGTGTAGTCTCCACAATTGACAATCCCGCCCCCGAACGAGGTGACGAATTACGGCTAAGAGCCGCTGAATCGTTGCTTAACCGCGTAGGAGTTGCAAAACAAGAGACACACAACCACAACGTACAAGCAATACACGGTGTGGTGTTGTTGCCCCCAAAGAATGAAGTAGTGATTGATGGCTGAACAAGCCCCCAAGAAGCGCGGTAGACCAAAAAAAGACCCAAACGCACCCAAGGCTACGTACAACCTGTCTACAAAGGAACGTGCCCGTCGTGCAGCTACAAAGCGAGTCAACGCCGCCAAGAAACGTGCAGAGAAATCAACCAAAGCCGCAGAGGATAGACGCAGGTATGCCCGAAAGCTTGAACAAACTACAACAAAAGTTGAAAAAGCTCTGGTTGGGAACGAGTCTGCCACAATCGATCTTGGGGATTTGGCTGCTTTGCCAGACGCAGTATCAGACCTTGTTGGAGAAAGTGAAGTTGTTTTCCAACCGAATGACGGACCTCAAACGGACTTTCTATCGGCGGGTGAACGAGACGTACTCTACGGCGGTGCTGCCGGTGGTGGAAAAAGCTTTGCACTTCTTGCTGATCCGCTACGTTACTGTCACAATCCTAATCATCGTGGTCTTCTTCTCCGTCGCACACTGGATGAACTTACCGAACTAATCGACAAGTCCCGCCAACTGTACCCCAAAGCTTTTCCCGGGGCAAAGTTCCGCGAATCAAAGTCTACGTGGGTGTTCCCCTCTGGTGCAACGATCTGGTTCACCTATCTTGACAAAGACAAGGACGTAACCCGCTTTCAGGGTCAGGCATTCAACTGGATCGGCATAGATGAAATTACCCAGTATCCTACACCCTATGTCTGGGATTACTTGCGTTCTCGTCTTCGTACTACTGATCCTGAACTCCAGCAACACCTGTACATGCGCTGCACAGCCAACCCCGGAGGAGTGGGTGGTTGGTGGGTCAAGAAAACATACATTGAAGATGTGGAACCAAACAAGCCTTTTCCTGCCTTCGATATAGAAACAAAAACACCCTTTCTGTGGCCCAACGGTCACGAGAAGGCAGGTCAGCCGTTGTTCTTTCGTAAGTTTGTCCCGGCACGGCTGACCGACAATCCCTACCTCATGGCAGATGGTCAATACGAGGCCATGTTGAGGTCGCTCCCCGAAGTCGAACGAAAGCGGCTTCTAGAAGGTGATTGGGACGTGGCGGAGGGAGCGGCCTTCCCCGAGTTTTCGAGGTCTAAACATGTGGTCGAACATTTTGAACTTCCAACCAACTGGCCCCGTATTCGTGCGGCAGACTACGGCTACGCAAGTCCTTCGTGCGTTCTGTGGGGGGCTATTGACTGGGATAATAATATCTGGGTTTATCGCGAGTTATATGTCAAACACTTGACAGCAGAGCAACTGGCTGATAAAATAATGGAAGCAGAACAACTTGATCCGACACCGTACTACACCGTGTTGGACTCGTCGTGTTGGAACAAGACAGGATTCGGCCCGTCTATTGCAGAAACAATGATGAGGGCCGGTGTTCGTTGGACACCCTCTGATCGCAATCGTGTCCAAGGCAAGATGGAGATACACCGCCGTCTTGCTGACGATCCTTACACAGAAGAACCACGACTACGTATCTTCTCCAGTTGCCAAAACATAATCAAGCAACTTGCTGGCATACCACTCTCCAAGTCAAACAGCGAAGACGTAGATACAAAGTCCGAAGACCACGCATACGATGCTCTGCGATACATGTTGATGACACGCATGAGCGGGTACACATCAATACACAAACAACTTGGTGCAATCAAGAGTCAGGTGTACCAAGTCCAAGATGAGACCTTTGGATACTGATGGATCAAGCAGCATTTACAGAAGCCGTAGAACAGGGAACTCTCACTGTTGACGATGCGTTCGATTATGTCCTGAACAGACGGGACATAACCGATAGTGCAAAAAGCAACATCACTACGATGATGAATGCTGTCAAGAAGAATCCAAACTATGACGGTGATGCTCCCTTCCTAGAAGTACAAAAGACAGAAGACTTCGTCACTATGTTCAGTGAAGAAGCGCCTGACGGACCGAAGAAGGGACGTTGGAAAACTCTCAGTAGTTTTGAGACGTATATTCTTAAAGGTCTCAACCTGACTGACTACAATGGCTATAAGCACATAGCCAATAGAGGCGGTGTAGCAGGACTGGCTGTTGGTTATGGGTTCTTAGGAACACAGCATCGCGGTGCAGACCCTATGCGGGGAACCATCTCTTCAACCGAGATGGATAAGATATACGAAGACGTATTTAAAAACGAAATCTACAGGGACGAAGCAGGTCAAACCTACTACAAGGGTGCAAAAGGTAAGCCTGTCCCTGTGACACAAGATACGCTAGACTACCTCATATACGAAAAGTATACAGGACAGCGTCTGGAGTCCAATATTGGCGAAGACGGCATCAAGCTGTCTGAAATATCTATTATCGAGTCTCCTGACGGATCGGTCCGAGTAGAGATAGCTGAAAAAGTATCCGAAACAAAAACTCGTCCTCAAGTCATATACGAGGGTGCGTTCGCACAGTTTCTAAAGCAAAAGTACCAAAACAAAGTATCTATGCTGGGAGAGAGTGCTGACTTAAACGTAGATTTGTTTGGTGATGCAACTCCAGATTCTGTTACTAATCTGTGGAAGGATCACTTTAAGCCTCGTCTTGAAGCTAAGTTTCGGGCGCAGCTTCCGGCTACTGCTGGAGGTAATCACAAGGCTCTTCGTAAAATTATCTCTCGACAGCTTGTGTCGGAGTTTGGTTACCCGTTCGATATGGTTAAGTCATGGATGGGTCATGCCGGTGCAGGTATTAATGCACGAGGTGACATTACGATTGAGAACTATACAGGTCAAGTCACTGATCCTAGACTTGGTGGTATGGTTAACTCTCTGGTTGAGACAGAGGCGGCAAACCTCAAGGCTCCCAACGTAAACAGTCTGTTTGTTGATAAAGGTATTCCTCTACAGTCTAATCTAATTTATCCGACTCCTGACAATCAAGTTGTGTTTGGCCGCACCGACACGGTGGCTGCTATTCCAATGACAGAGGCAGCAAGAGAGGCACTCGAATTCAAGAACCTCGAAAGCATCGCACAGTCTAAAGTAAACCTCGTCAAACTTGAAAAAGAATTAATCGAACAGTTAAGGAATTATACTCCTCTGACAACTGCTGAACATCGTGCAATATTTGAACGACAGTTCGAGACAGCCCAACTTAGAAAGATGTTTCGCGCAGAAAAGGCCGCTGAAGCTGCCGCCGAATCTGCCGCACAATTTGGAAGTCTTGCGGACGGTGCTGCAGGTATGTTTGCTGCCCCCGAGACAGACAAGAATCTTCTTGCACGTATCATGGAGGGAACGCAGAGCGTTCTCAAGTCAGAGCCGGTGCAAGCAGCTACGGATGCAGGCAAGAATGTACTAAAAGGATTACTGCCTCTAGGTATCGCGGAAGCTGCCAGCATGGGCTACGAATCTTTATCCGGATATCCTACTCCTGTCAGAGTTCTAGGAGCGGGTGCAGCCGGTGCTGCAGAACTATTTGCTCCTCCGGGAGCAGCCCCTACCGACGCACCTTTCCGCGCAGAACAACGAGCCTCTGCCCCTATCGGTCTACGGGACAACGTGCCCGGAATGACAGGACTGGGACCGAGACAGGATGTTCTTACCCAAACTGACCCTCTATCGGGATACATTCGTCCTGAATTTGCTACTTATCCTGCAGTAGATGCCACTGCCCCTTTAGAAAGTGGTTTTCGCTCGGACGCATATACGCAAATAGAATCTCCTCCTCCTGCACGACCCAGCTTTCTTGAAGCAGGAGCAGCAAAAGAACGAGTTAACCTTGCCACACGAGCCGCAGAGCAAGGACAAGAAACTACATTGACCGGCTCATTTCTCAATAACCCCGAACCTAGATAAACGAGGATAGTTATGACAAATCTAAACATGGGTGAAGCGTACATTATGAACGCGGACAAAGTATCCGTAGACGATCAGATGGGCGCAGACAAACTGTACCGTGAAGGTCTGGAATTCGACACTCGCGCTCAGACTGGTGTTCTGACCGAAGACATGCCGAAGCAAATGACCAAGGGTGCAGTC